ATGAAGAAGTAAAACAAAAAGACATAACAAAAATTAAAATAGAAAGACCTAAATCAGAATATTCAGATGCACCACCATGCATAGAACTTATGGCTATGAATAAAATTCCAGAAGGTGGAAGAAATAATGCATTGTTTCATTATGCTGTATATGCCAAAAAGAAATGGCCAGCAGAGTGGAAGAGTAGAACTACAATGTTTAACATTGCAGCATCAGCAACTCCTTTAAGTGAATCAGAAGTAGATATTATTAAAAGACAGCATGAAAAAAAAGATTGGGGTTATAAATGTAATGATGTTCCAATGTGTAATTTATGCGATAAGAAATTATGCAGAAGTAGAAAGTTTGGAATAGGAGAAGAAATTGTATTTCCTGCATTAACAGATTTACAAAAAATTAAATTAGAAAAACACCTGGAGAATGTTAAGTTTTTAAAACAACAAAGTTTGTTTCAAGAAGCATGTATGGAACAATTAGATTTTAAACCACCAACCGTTAAACCTAAAGACTGGGACATGATTATAAACCCGTTAATGAAGAACCACGAACCTGTTGAAGCACCAGAAGGTGTAACAACAGCAGATCAATTAACAAATCATTTAGAAGAATTTTGTTTAAATAGACACATAGGTTCTGATGTTACAGATCTTAAGAAAGGGGGAGTATGGACTAATGGAGGGCACCATCATTTTGTTTTTAGTATGTTCTATAGTAAATTTTTAGTGAGACAAAGATGGGAAATAAACTATCAACGTACGGCACAAATGTTAAAGGATCATTGTAATTGTGATGATAAAAAAAGAGTGGGCAAAGAAAGAATTTCTGTTTTTACAGTAAAACAATTTGATAAGAAAAAAGAAGATTATGTTCAAAAAGAATTGAAATCAAAGGATCCGTATTAATGCTTAAACGTTGCTTTATTGAAAGTTTTATTGATGTAGGAACTGGTCTAATAATTGCCATCATTATACAATTAACAATTTTTCCACTATTTGGATTACACCCCACAATTTTAGACAGTATTGGAATTGCTTTAATTTTTACAGTAGTGTCTATTGTGCGATCGGCATTCTGGAGAAATTTTTTTAGGAAAATAAAATGAGAACCATTGTACTAGGACCACCAGGCACTGGCAAGACAACTACACTATTAAATAAAGTAGATGATTATTTAAAAGAAACAGATCCAGATAAAATTGGGTACTTTGCTTTCACACAAAAAGCGGCATATCATGCCAGAGACGAAGCAATTAAAAAATTTAATTTAACTGAGGATGATCTTCCATACTTTAGAACTCTTCACTCATTAGCTTTTCGAAAACTTGGAATTAAAAAAGATCAAGTCATGCAATCTCGACACTATAAAGATCTTGGAAAAAAGCTAGGATTTCCAGTCTCTTATGCAGAACATCAAGAAGATCATGGTATATTTACTTCTGATAGTGAGTATTTACAAATCATACAACTAGCACAACTCAGAAATATTACACCCGAACAACAGTATAATAAAAGAGAACATACACAAGACTTAGAACTAGACAAACTACATATTATTCATAACGAATTAAAAAGATATAAAAAAGAATATAACTTAATTGATTTCAATGACATGATTCTAAATTTCATTAAGTCAGACTTATCCCCCAAATTTGATGTCATCTTTATTGATGAGGCACAAGATTTATCTTTAATGCAATGGGATATGACAAAAACTATTTGGAATAAAACTGAAGATACTTTTATTGCAGGCGATGATGATCAGGCTATTTTTAAATGGGCTGGAGCTGATGTAGATTCTTTTATAGCGTTACAGGATCAAATGATCAATCTTCCATTAATACAATCCCATAGAATACCTATTAAAGTCCATCAATTAGCAATGGGAATTATAAATAGAATTAAACATAGAATAGATAAAACATGGCAACCTAAAATTAATGAAGGAAGTTTACAGCGACATTTTGATATTGATTCAGTAGATATGTCTTCTGGTGAATGGTTGGTACTGGCCCGAACCAGACACATGTTAAAAGAAATAGAAGATGTTCTATATCGTAAAGGGTTATATTATGAAACTCGGCATAAACGTAGTTATGAGAAAGATATTCAAGAAGCTGCTACAAACTGGGAACATTTACGACAGGGACAGCTTTTAAATTATAAACAAATAGAAAAAATTTATGGATATATGTCTCCTAATCATAGAGATAAGACTTTGATGCATGGAATGACCAAAGGATCTTTTTATGGCATTGATCAAATAACTAAAGATTTTGGATTAAAAACTAAAAAAGTTTGGTTTGAAGCGTTTGATGATGCTGGTTCTCGACGAATAGAATATTTAAGAAAGATGCGAGCTAATGGTGAACAGCTAAATAAAAAACCAAGAATAGAACTATCCACAATACATGCAGCTAAAGGTGGTGAATCACAAAACGTAGTTCTTCTTACTGATCTTACTAAAACAACATTGGATACTTATGAAAAAAATCCAGACGATGAGAATCGATTATTTTATGTAGGTGCAACACGTACAAAAGAAAATTTACACATCATAGAACCTAAACAATATAATAAAGGATTTATTATATGAGTAATGTTTATAAAAAACAAATAGGTGGCAATCATTATCAATCGATGAAGATTCAACCTTCAGAATTTATAAACAAAAATAATTTGCCCTTTGCAGAAGGGAATGCTATAAAATATTTGTGCAGACACAAGCAGAAAGGACAGAAAAAAGATTTGGAAAAAGCAATTCATTACTGTCAGATGGCAATTGATAGAGATTACTCATGATACAAAAACCATTATTCGCCCCACAAACAGAATGGCTGCCTCCAGAAAACTTTCCAGATCTCTCTAAACATGATGAAATTTCAATAGACCTAGAAACTAAAGATCCTAATTTAAATATAAGCAGCGGCTCTGGTTCTGTTGTAGGAGTAGGAGAAATTGTAGGAATAGCTGTAGCTGTTAGAAACTGGTGTGGTTATTATCCAATTGCCCACGAAGGTGGTGGCAACATGGATCGTAAAAAAGTTTTAAAATGGTTTCAAGGCGTATTATCTACACCAGCTACAAAAATCTTTCACAACGCCATGTATGACGTTTGTTGGATACGCGCGTTAGGTTTAAGTATCAGCGGTAAAATAGTGGACACGATGATTGCATCGGCCTTAGTTGATGAGAATCAAATGCGCTATGACTTAAACAACTGTTCTAAAAGATACACTGGAAAAGGAAAGAATGAAACAGATTTATATGCAGCTGCAAAAGATTGGGGAGTTGACGCCAAGGCAGAAATGTATAAATTACCTGCCATTTATGTTGGCGCATACGCAGAAAAAGATGCTGAGATAACTTTAGCATTATGGCAAGAATTAAAAAAAGAAATTAATCTTCAAGATATAAATTCAATCATGGATATGGAAACAGAATTGTTTCCGTGTCTAGTAGATATGAAGTTTAAAGGCGTTCGCGTCGATGTGGAAGCAGCGCATAAATTGAAAACCACATTAGTTGCACAAGAAAAACAATCATTACAAGAAATAAAAAAAGAAACACAAGTAGATGTTCAAATATGGGCAGCAAGATCGATTGCACAAGTTTTTGATAAGCTAAACTTAGACTATGACCGAACTGAGAAAACATCTGCTCCTTCCTTTACTAAAAACTTTTTACAGAATCACCCCCACCCACTAGTGAAACATATAGCCCGGGCTCGTGAAATAAATAAAGCCCATACCACTTTCATTGATACCATAATAAAACATTCCCACAAAGGAAGAATCCACGCAGAAATTAACCAACTCAGAGGAGATAATGGAGGCACCGTAACTGGAAGATTCAGTTATTCAAATCCAAATTTACAACAAATACCCGCACGAAACAAAGACCTCGGCCCACGGATCAGGTCATTATTTATACCCGAGGAAGGCCATACATGGGGTTGTTTTGACTATTCTCAACAAGAGCCTAGGTTGGTAGTACATTATGCAGTTTTACAGAATCTCTATGGAGTGGACGATGTATTGGAAGCGTACCGTGAAGGAAATGCCGACTTTCACGACATCGTAGCAGACATGGCAGAGATACCTAGATACCAAGCCAAGACTATAAACCTTGGTTTGTTTTATGGTATGGGAAAAAATAAACTACAAGCAGAGTTAGGTGTGTCTAAAGAAAAGGCTCAAGAACTATTTAGACAGTATCACAACAAAGTTCCATTTGTAAAACAATTGATGGACAATGTAATGCAACGAGCACAAGACTCTGGAAAAATTCGTACACTCTTGGGACGTCTGTGTCGTTTTCATTTATGGGAACCAAATCAATTCGGGATTCATAAAGCATTGTCTCATGAAGCAGCACTCAGGGAACATGGCCCAGGGATCAAACGTGCTTATACTTACAAGGCATTAAATAAATTAATTCAAGGAAGCGCAGCTGACATGACAAAGAAAGCAATGCTAGATTTACATAAAGAAGGAATTATTCCTCATATACAAGTACATGATGAATTAGATATATCTGTCAAGGATAAACAGCACGCGGAACTAATAAAAAGTGTTATGGAAGACGCTGTTTCTCTTGAAGTTCCTAATAAAGTAGACTATGAATCTGGGCCCAATTGGGGTACAATAAAAGAAAAATAGGAGAAAACTATGGAAAAAGTGAAACAAGTATGGACATTAGCAAAAGCTAATCCAAAGATCGCTGCCGCTGTTGTGGTAGTAATTGTTGCTATATATTTTTTAGTGAATTAATTTATGCATGGCCTATTTAAATGCAAACATTCCTGTGCTCTATTCACAGATCAAGAGAGAATATCTCTACGATCTTAAAGAACATCATGGAGAAGTTGAAGACTGCATTATATTCGGCCTGGCGTCTATTACAGGACGTCCTATCCTCTTTCATGCTATTATGGAGAACGGTGCTGTGTTCTATCGTCTCCCTATTTCAGCCTTCATTCAAAGAGGATTTGATGTCAAAGAAGTACCTAGGATGCGACTTGACGAGCTGGAGCTTTGGAATTGTTTTAGTTACTATCCTGCTATTACTTCTTTTGATATCTTAGATGGGCAATCTGGAAAGTTTTTTGGAAAAGATAAGCAAACTCACCCAGGGAAATATCTTTTTACAGTTGACTGGGCACATCCAGAGAGTAATATAGTAGATACAGATCATTCTGAAATACCGCATGAACATAAGTGCGCTCACATTCTCGCCCTAGAGGATGGAAATTATGCAGCACAACCTAACAATCGTATCCTTTGGGATATACCTTCGTTTACAGTAAGGGACGAAGTTCCAGATTGGAAGGTACAAACTTCGGAGTGGAATGTAGAAGACACGGGAAAATGGAAAACAGAAGATACCGATAGGTACTTCTACAACATTGAGAAAAAAAATGAAGAAGTGTGAAAATTGTAATTGTAATTGTCACTGCGCTACAGAAAAACACGGAGATGTGTACGGAGCATGCACGTGTCAAAACTGTAAGTGTCGTGAAATAAAAACTGAAGGTCTTGTAGTAGATGAGACTGGAGAATGTGAAAGTTGTCAATAATGAAAAAAATATTTTTAATACTATCCCTACTTGCATTTACTTCTTGCGTTGCAGTAGGACCTAGATGTACTTATACACAGGACGGAACTAAGATCTCATCTTGGATCTGGTTTACAAAAGAAATACCAATAGATTTGAGTAAAGATAATTGTAATTAGTATGAATGATAAAATTATTGCTGCACTCTTGGCTATTCTCATCGCCCTCTCCGGTTGGAGTCTCACAACAACGGTCGGGCTTAAGTCAGATGTTGCAGTCCTTAAAGAAAAAGTATCGGGGGTTGAACATGAAATTCAGAACAGCAAAGCTTTTAAGGGCAAGAAGAAACGCAAGAAGAAGAAAACAAACGACTGAGAAGGGCGTACAGGCTTTGATAATTGGCCTAGCGTTGGTTCTGTTACTTTTAGTTGGTTGTAGCTATAGAATGGTTCCAAACGAGACTAAAATAGAGTATGGTACAACCGAAACGGATGCTAAAAATAGTAAACTACAAGAGAAAAAATTCATCACTCAAACTTGGAAATGGAAACAATAATGGAATTAGGTAAAGCGAGAAGCACTGAAGAGATTATCAAAGATATTAAAGCTACTTTAGAAACTAAAGTAAAAGATAATGTAGCTGTACATGGAGGAGAAATTAATTTTCTTTCCTATGATCAAGGCATTGTTAGACTTCAAATGGCTGGGGCCTGTTCAGGCTGCGCCATGAGTAAGAAGACACTCCAAGAAGGTGTGGAAAGATTACTTACGCATTATGTTCCTGAAGTAAGAGGTTTACTAAGTGAAGATGATGAAGAAGCAAAACATAAAGGTTATACACCTTATTTTCCAAAGGAAGTAAATGTCTAAACAACCACTATCAATATCAGAAGAAGCAAAAGTTCAAATGCCTATGAAGACGGTTGCCAGCCTCATCGCGATGGTTGCGATCGGGACGTGGGCGTTCTTCGGCATACAAGAAAAATTAAATCAACAAGCAACCCAACTTAAAATTATGGAGAAGGATCTCGTAGAAAACACAGAGTTCAGAATAAAATGGCCTCGTGGATTACTCGGATCCTTACCCCGCTGATTCAGAACAATTTATGTTGATCGAGGAATTATATAAACAAACTGACAAGCAACAGGAAAGAATTGATGGTATGTTGCACAACGCAGTTAATATTGATGCATTGACTAAAACAGTAGAAAAGCTACAATCAGATGTTGAAAAATTAAAAGATAAACAAAGGGAATTTAGTAATGGGAGTACACACTAATGGCTAAATCACCAGCGTGGACAAGAAAAGAAGGAAAGAATCCTAAAGGTGGATTAAATGCTAAAGGTAGAGCTAGTTATACTAAAGGAACTTTAAAAGCACCAAGTAAAAAAGTAGGTAATAAACGTAGATCTTCTTTTTGTGCTAGAA